CGAGAGTGCAGCTAAAGCTAGAGAAGCGGCTGAAGTAGAACAGAAGGAGGCTGACCGGCAGGAAGCTATAGTAGCCGAGAAGGAAGTAGCGAAAGCAACTGCAAAGGCAGGTCTACCGTTTACTGCAGTCTCAGAATCTCCTTTCCCCGATCAGGACTTACTTAACTTCAAGGGTACTACACCGAGAGGTCCGAACGCTCTAGCAGAGTTCGACAATGCTGTCCGGAAAGCGTATGAGGCTCAAGCTAAGGGTGTTGTAGATGAAGATGTGCAAGGGGAGGTGTGGACTCCTGAGCGTCTTCAAGAACAACGCCAGCTGATATACGACAAGTATGTCGAGCGCAGTGCCAAAGCTGAAACCGCCCGGTTGAAAGCAGCTGAAGAGCCCAAGAAACGAGCGGAGCCACCCAAGAAGCTTGCTACCTCTGAGCAGACGAAAGTTACTCAGACAGAGGCAGCGCACGCAGCTCTGGTGTCTACAGCCTTGGAGGGTGGTGAGTTAAACGCGAGAGTGGTATATACCATGGGGCTTGGACCGAAGGAAAACGCCCTACGTAAAAAGTTAGGGAAGCTTAGGCTTGACACGACTAGTGGGCGTAGGCGGTTCCTCGAAGTTATAGAAAACGCGAAGTACGTACCGGAGAGCGTAAAGAACTCCGATTTGTACAGGCTTGTGCAAGAAAAGGCGCATAAAGACTTTGTTGAGTGGTCTGGACATCCGGGTATTGAACAAACAGACATATTTGATGTAGCCGCAGAAGTACAAGGAGAAGAGACGGCTCCAGTCACTCGCCCGCATACAGCTCCAGCTCCAGATGCAACTCCCCGCCCCCTTACAACTCCAGATACAACTACAGCTCCAGCTCCGGGCACAGCTCCAGCTCCGGGCACAGTTCCAGCTCCGCGTACAGCTCCAGCTCCGGGTACAGCTCCAGCTCCGGGTACAACTACAGAAGTACAAGAGGAAGAGACGACTACAGATACAGTTCCAGAAGTACAAGAGGAAGAGACGACTACAACTCCAGTTTTAGATACAACTGAGGAAAGTGAGGAAGAAGCGTTCTTAGAATATGTAATGGGGACACCCGAGGGTACGAAAAAGACCGCGAAGGACATAGTAAAAGAAGGCGAAAAACAGGCAGCAACGCAGGAGGAAGTGGACGAAGAGACAACCAAACTAGCCGAGGCGCAGGACGTAGAGAAAGAGAAACTCGCTGATTGGAAGTCAGTACCGCACGAGGGTGAGGGGAAATACCACCCGGATGAAGGTGCACACAGGATTACTAAAGACGGTGTAGAAGTAAGGAAAACGACACTAGAGGAGAACCCAGACAGGCAGTGGGTCAGGATTGTAGAAGGGGAAGTAGAAGGGAACTACAGGACTCAGAAGGAAGCGAAGTTAGGACAGCGCGAGTCTAAGGCAGTGCAGCACGCTAAAGGAGCAGTAGCCGCGCAGAAGGAAGAGGACGCGGAAGCTGAAAAACATGCAAAGATCGTAACAGAGGCTGAGACTAATATAGGCGAAGTTCAGAACACCTTTGCGTATTCTCCGGATGCTGAAGCGGATATACCGACGAGTGAAGTATCTAAGATCCTCGTAGCAGCTAAAGACAAGTTAGCATCAGCGCCTAAAGAGACCCGTGAAAAGCTCATTAGCGCGTTCAGCAAGTTAAAAGACCTCGCGGAAACTATTAGAGCTAAGAAGACTGAAATATCTAATAGAAAGAAAACAGTAGCGGAATATAAGGCGGAAATAAAAGCACTATCTGGGATAAAGAAAGGGGAACGTACAGATGCCCAGAAAGCTGAGTTAGCTACACTCGAGGCCGAGCTTGTGAAACGTAAGAAGGCTACGTGGCCTAGCAAACCCGAGCAAGTAGAAATTAATGGGGTCAAACACAATGTCTACAAAAGAGATATCGGGGGCACCACATGGGTCATTGAAGGAACTGCCAAGCAGCCGGGGCGTGTATGGCGAGCCTATAAAGGAGAGGGCGAAGGCCGTGTAGCTGTTGAGCTTGGAGGTAAGACTAAACTTCTTGACGTTAAGGCAGCTATTTCAGACACAGCGGCCTTTCAGGAGAAGACGGATCTTACGGCACTGATGCGAGAGGTGAATAAGCTAGTCGGGTCGGACATGCTGCCGAACGTAGATATACAGATTAAAGCGCCTGTAGTTAAAGGCACTCCCCCCGTTGCTTCTGAAGTGCGATACCAGCGTGTTACAGGTGAGGCCGGGAAAGGTAAAGGGTACTCAGCTGCTGAAGCCGAGAGACTCCTTAAGCCCCTAATCAATAAGAAGAGGTTACATAAATTAAACATTCAAGTGGTAGCCACTGCAGAGGCGCTACCTGAAGCTGTGAAAGAAGGTCTGGACGAGCTAGATCGGACACACGGTGTGTATGATCGAAGTACAGATACTGTCTATATCGTTGCAGATAAACACTCCTCCAAGGCTCAACTAGCTGAGACGTTAGCTCATGAAGGTATGGGGCACGCAGGTTTCGCTAGGCTATTCAACGCTAACTACACCGAGAACATCAATAGGCTTTTCAAAGACTTGGGTGGGTTGAAAGGTATACGGTCATTAGCTGAGAAGTTGGGGGTATCGAAAGAACTAGATCCTTATCTACCTCCGGGCCGCATCACTGATGAGAACATGCTCGATACGGATCTTTATGACAGAGCAAACAAGGCGACACCCCGCCTGTTAGTAGAAGAGTTCCTAGCTGTAGCGCAGGGTAAAGAGGGAAATCGTTCAGTCCCATCCAAAACGTGGAGCGCTATAAAGCGCTTCTTTGCTAGGATGAAGAACTGGCTTGCCGGTAAAGGGTTTGTAGACCTAGCTAATCAGGACGTAGACGCTGTTAGGCAGTTACTGAAGGAAATGCATCGCGCAGCACAGGAGAGTCTAGGTCATAAGGGGACGGGGGCTCTACAGAGTAAGAAAGCAAGTGCTGAATCTACGGCCTCCCAAGAGAACAGAGATAGAGTAGATAGGTTCATTAATGACAAAGCTACGGCAGATGCCACAAATGCCCATGTAATTAAGGCTAATACAGCTGTAAATAAAGAGTTCATAGTCGAAAACCCTAATGTAACTATGGACAAGGGCGTAAAACCGCCTGATGATTCTGCGGAGTATGTTAAGGAGTCTGCAGGAGATGGATCTAAAAAAGCTCGTACATCCGCGTTTGATAAGTGGATGGACAAGATGCAGACTGCTGTTTGGTCCTCTGACGCAGCGTTACAGAATGCTATACGTAGAACCATCATAGCAACATCCAAGACCCAGAAAGAGCTTATTAGTAGGCTGCGGTCTATGATAATGCACTCAACCAGCCAAACAGTGAATAGTGCTAGTGTGGCTAATATTGGCATACAGAAAGGTAACTTAGAGTACAACGAGAGTGTAGGTAAATGGGAGGCTGTAGACGACAGTAGAAACTTTCTAAGCGTCTTGAAAGCTATCCGTCGTATGGGGCAGAAACCAAAGTATGCTGGGCATTTCGCTAAGCATAATGTTAAAGAGGATTGGTGGACGCAGTTCACTCTACATAATGTCACGCACATCTATTTTGAGGCGCGACGGATAGATGACTTACGGCGAAACCATAACGCACATATCTTTGAAGCGATAAAGCCTGTTGAAAAAGAGATAGACGCGCTAGTCGCAGTAGAGAATCCTTCAACGGAACAGACACTTAAGATAACCGCTCTTAGAGCTAAGCTTGAAAAGCATAGGCGGGGTCTTAAGTACTTACACAAGAATAAGCAACAAACTGCAGACGGCCTCGCACTTGCCGAGACATACCCTGAATTGGAAGTGATCTTTGATGAGTGGAACCACGTCCGAAAGAATGTAATAGGCATCATGGTGAAAGGGGGCCTGTACAGTGAGAGTCAGGCAGATGACCTACTAGCCGCGCAGAGTTACGTTCCTCTATTTAGAGAACAAGACATAGGCGATCCAGTCGGCCCCCGCCAGTACATATCTTCACTACAAGTACCGCAAGACAAGAAGTTTACAGGTAGTAAGCGACAGGCCAATGACGTATTTCAGAACATTGAGATGTGGATGCAGTCGGAGATAGGCCGAGCTATACACAATAAGTCGGGCGTTAATATTGCTAAGGCAGCGGTGGAGGCTGGGCACGCTACAGAGCTGGAGAAGGGTGCGGACGCCTCAAAGTTTAACAACATAGTCCGGGTGTACATAGACGGTGAGGCTACGCACTTCAGTATGAACGACCCTCTGTTCATGGATGCGTTCCGAGGGTTGGATGGGTCCGCACTGAAAGCCTACACAGCCTTCTCTAAATCGACTAACTTGCTGCGTAGGTCTATCGTACTAAACCCGTTGTTTTCTATATCACAGATCCCACAGGATTCCTTTGAAGCTATGTTTACCTCTGGGCTGAAGCCTAGGTATGCCATGCTGATACCACTGTATGCTGTGAAGAATATGTTCAAGACAACTTTGGGCATAAGTAAGACACATGACGCGTTAAAAAGATGGGGCTCGGTAGGGCGTCCAGACTGGTCAGATATCCGCAACTCTAACGACGGCAGTTTTTCAGCTGAGTTCTTTGGAGAGCGTAAAACTGGTTGGTGGCCTGCGCTTGTTAAGAAGCTGGAAGGGTTCTCAATGGCTGCTGACAACTCCGTCAGGCAGGCTGTGCTCGAACTAGGGGAGAAGCAGGGTATAGACCCCATAGAGCTATTGGAGAAGACATACGAGGTAATCAACTTCCGTAGACAAGGGAGCGCCCCACTTATTCGTATGGGTGCCCAGATCATCCCGTTCTTCAATGCATACTTACAAGCTATGCATGTAGTGTATAAAACCCTGTCTCTGCGCGGGATCACCCCAATGCAGAGGAGCGAGGCGCTTCAGCAGTTGGCTATGTTGTCAGCGGCTACTGCAGCTCTAGGGACGACACTAGCTATGATGAACGCTGACGACGAGCGTTACATAGAAGAGAACGCCAAGACTAGGGATCGTCGTCTCATAATCCCCGGACTGACACCGAAAGATGAATCTATCCTGATAGGCATCCCACTACGTAAAGGTGTATTTCTATTACCTAAAGTTATAGCTGAACATGTGTATCTGGTTATGGCGGATAAGGCAGGGGAAGACCCAGCACATATTCGAGCGTCCATAAAAGACGTACTACTGAATTCATTCACAGGCCCTTCACTAGTACCACAGCTTCTTAAAGCCCCAGTCGAGATATCCCTGAATAAGAACTTTTGGACAGGGCGGGCAATTGAGGGTGAAGCGCACCAGAGGGTAGCTATAGAAGACCGGGTAACTGCTAGAACATCAGACTTGGCTAAGATAACCTCGAAGGCGGCTAAGGGGCTCGCGGAGTTTGCTAAGACACCGGAGATTAGAACATCCCCACTGAAGATAGATCACTTCATCCACGGCATGTTGGGTACTACGGGCCATTTACTCACAGCGTTTACTAATGAAGTCTTGCAGCAGGACATGATGCGAAACATGACTGGTCTGCCTTCTCGACCCGCTGTGTTCGGGCTCTTCCACCACCTTACTGGTGTTGGAGTTGAAGGCACTATGAATTTCTCAGAAGCTATGGCCGCTATTCCGGGTATAGGTGGCTATATCAAAACATCGTCCCCTCAACGGGCGTCTAACACCATGAACGATTTCTACGAGCTGTACGAGGGGGTCACTCAAGTAGTAAATTCATACAACCGTGCGATGTTGACTGACCCTGATGCAGCTATAGAGCAGATAACGGAGAACATGGAGTTCTTTGAAGCTGAGCCCCTGCTAAAGGCGATTAAGCCAATGATGGATAGCATACGGCGTCAGATAGGTTTGATAAGAGACGATAACGCGGGCATATATTCTCGATCTGAGAAACAGTTCTTGATTAGAATGTTGAACGAACGCCTGACTGGTCTGATGCGAGAAACACGCGGGCTCATAAAAGAAGCAAGAAAGACCACTATGAAGTGACATGGAGAAACTACGGGGTTACTGGCACTTAGCACTGGCATTTTTAGACGCCGCGCCGGTGTTAGTCAAACTCGTGTTTCTGATCTTGTTAGCGATGAACATGTACTTCCTCGCGCTCACAGCCACAGCGTATTTCTTCCGATGAGAGTAGACGTAGCAGTTGTTCTAGCAATTGGAGCCGCTGGGTTCTTCATCTACCTAGCTGTGATATACGGAGATCTGCTTACCGCCCTTGTAGTGTTCGGGGTATCTGGGCTAGTAGGCGTCGGTATGGGTTGGACCGGAGGAAGGAAACAATGACTATGGAGGTGTTCTATCCGTTACTCATTGCCATCCCATGCTATTTTTGCTGGCGCGGAGGTAGAGTTGAGGGTATAAAGCGTGGCGTGAACTATGCCCTGTACAAGTTAGAGAAGGCAGAGATCATTAAAGTATCCACCCATAGGACAGGGTATAGCGTTATAATCGGTACTTCGAGAGGGGAATTGGAGTTGAGATAATGCTACGGATGTTTAATACCAGAAGCTCCATCATATGGGGCTTTATTTTTGCCCCAGTACTTATCATGATTGCACTGATCTCGTGGGTAGTGAACGTGCACTTCATATTCTGGGATTGTATAGAGAGGTGGATTTCTACAGATGGCTAGATCTTACGACTTTGTAAACCACCCCCTGCACTATACGCAGGGGGACATTGAATGTATTGATGCGATAGAAGCAAGTTTGACCAAGACCCAGTATCAAGGATTTCTAAAGGCTCAGGTTATGAAATACCTGTGGCGGATGGACTATAAAGGACACGGAGCACAGGACGTGTTGAAAGCCGAGTTCTACCTGAAGCGACTCATCCACACCTACGATGAGAAGAAGGTAACACCCCTACCCGTACCCAGTACTACGTAGAGCCGAACAATTTATAAGCGCGGGTGCCATCCTGTAACATGGTCTCGTACTTCTTTAGGGTGTCTTTGTGGAACAGACCTAGGTATTTTCTATACCTGATGATCCCGTTCGGTGTGTCTGATAGCTTAGATTTGAATCCGTAGGGCAGTGATTCACCGTATGCCATATTCCGGATTAGCATGCTGGTGGCTACAGTAGCACCGAACACAGATTTAAGTCGATGCCCGCTCTCCTTCCTGTTGATGATATTGCTTATCTCAAATACAGCTATTGGTGAGCGGGGGGTAGCTGCCAGTATTCTAATTTTGATGAGGTCGCCGGGATCGTCGTACATTTTATCTCCTTAGTAAAAAAAACCCCCCGAGGAGGTCGGGGGGAAGATTGGGCGCGAGAGTGTACGGAGGTTGGTACACTGCGCCCTACACGAGGAGCAAGATGAGGTGAGCAACCCCATCAGCTTCGATTCTATCAGGTAACTTTCCATATGCGCAACCCCCGAACATGATGTTTTGTCTCCGGGTGTATCTTGATGTGATAGCCCGCTACGGCAGCAGCCTTTCGCACTTCTCGACGCACTTTAGCGGTGTCTAAAGTAGGGATGAAGAAACTATCTCCTACGTGCATTACATGTAGGGCACGTGTGTAGTCCCATTCAAGTGCCATGCTCTGTAGTTGGGACTGTTTTTTTATCGCTCTGAGGTATGAGGAGTTGATAGCAGGCGATCATAGTTCCTGCTCCGGGGATTAGTCCTTCCGTTAACCGTTTAGACTGCGTCCCTCCAAATGTAAGCCCCCCTTTCGCCCCGAGGTCTGGGGAGATCATAATTGTTTGCCCATCAATGTTAGCTTTCTGTTTGGTGCACCACTGGTTGAAGTGGGACTTCCCTATATAGCGCACGGTTTGCCCAGCGGTTGAATCGAGCTCATCCCTGATTCTGACTCCCTTAGCATGGGGAGGAGCAGTGAGTACACTTGTACCATCACTGGTTGCATGTTCGGGGTGTTTAGGGTTTTTGCCACTTACGTCTATGGTAAGTGCAAGATGCCAATGTTCCGTTATATATTCGTTTATGACGTCTACAGGGTTTACATTTATAGCGTAAGAGCTTTTCCTAGTGACTATGATTACGTTACTCACGTAAGAACGTAGCCCCTTCACATCGAATTTAAAGTCGAACAGTCTGTTAAATATCTTGGCCCCTACTATAGACATAGCCCCAGCAGCTATCCAGTACCGTTCATGCCCTTCCTCTGAGATGTTGATGAGCTTGGCTAGATTATCCTCTTCCTCATAGAACAACTCTTTAGCGAGGTCCAGATTTTCTACCAACCACTGAGCATATATAACCCCTGCCATTCCGTAATTCAGGTTGAGATCCCTAACAGCAATTTTACCGCCTTTAAGCGGTGTAGTTAGGTCTATCTCGATTATTCGATTGAGCTTACCTTGCATTCCTTGCGCGCCCCCCTCCTGCATCTTTATGGCGAAGCGCAGGTTGCTAGTGTACGTATACCCTTGCGCCCAACTGGTGATGTTTGGGCGTAGTTGGTCTCTGGAGCCATACATACGTTGTTTCCCTTTCCCGTCTGTAATTTGTAGTAGTGATTTAGAGATTTCCTTGGGGGTGCGTTCAGTCATTTCATCGACACTAGTCCCTAGAGAGTGGAATATACCGTATATGAGTTCAAGTGAGTTATCGGTGTCTTTTGCCTTTATTACAAGCTTTCCGGGGAACCCCCATATGGACGCCTGAGCACTTAGCACAGCGGACTTACCTGTACCGGATTTGTTACTGACGAAATTTACTGCCGTGCCGTACAACCTAGAAAATACCATCAACGGCGACCCCACATGAAAAGTAAAACCGAATAATCGTTCTGGGCAGTCTTCCACTACGGTTTGGACTAGCTCTTTCCATTTATCCATAGACCCCTTCTGATGCATATCCGGCCCGTATCGTTCGGTGTATGTGGAGAAGGGGGTGTCTTCAGGTTTTTTGTGAGGTCTAAATAGTTGTCGCCCAACTAGAAAACTAGCAGAGTCGGTTTCCCACGCTACCCACCCAAAATGCTGAAATGTTTTCCTAGCCCTCCTCAACTTTTGCAGTTCTTGGGTGTACTTAGTTATATATGTAATCACTAGCTGGATCTCCTTCGGTGACCCTATTATCCCGTTCGATGCGAGAGTCTCTTTAAATTCTGAGGTGTAAATGGTCTTTAAGGGGACTACGAACTCTTGTAGGTCATCGTGGGGGAGTTGATGTGTTACAACTATGTTTTCCCCGTCCCGTATATCTGTGTATCGGTTTGTGACGATTAACCAGTGAGAGTAGACGAGTACGTCTTTCCCTTCGGAACTATCCCCACTGCCGGGCATAGTGCGGTGTATGGACTTGCGGCCCCGGTCGTCGGTCTTGATTATGTAGCTGTGAGCGGTGGGGAAACCCATGGGGGTGGTAGACGCCACTTCCCCCTCTATAGGTGGTGGTGCGAGGGCTGCTTCGATGAGTTCTTTACTTTTTTCATCCCTCCCCAGCGAGAGGGGGGTTTTTATCTTCCCCCTATTTACACACGACAGACATAGAGACTCCCCCTTATCATCTTTAAACCCATGATCTTCAAACTGCATACACCCGTGGGGCATACACTTAGTTCCGACGGCTTTAAGTGCTGTTTCATCCACAGTATAGTTTTTGTTCTTACCTTCATACCCCTCGGAGATGCGTTGGACGTTCGCCTCGTGGTTACGGCATAGGTATACTACGGATAGACATGCACGCCACAGGGGTTCGGATACCGCGTTTCTATTGCGTACAGCAGTCAGTATCTGCGCGCACCCTTTACCCTTACGACTCTTCTCGAGGATAACTTTGAAGCTGTTTACTCTGGAGTCCATACCCTCCAGCAGTTTCTTAGTTACATCATCTTTCCAGCTATCATCTGTTGAAGCTACTACAGGTGCTGTGGGTAACGCCGTTGGTGCGGTTGTAGGGAGGAGAGGTTTGAATATATCAGGGTCACTGACGTCCCCCCGCCTGAGTACTTGTACCTGTACCGGAGAATTCTTGTAGTTAAAAGTTCCGGGCACACGCAGTACACGTGCAATATCTGTAGTGGGTAGAGGGTCAGCCTCCAAGCCATGTTCTTTACACGCAGCCTTTAAGGCCCTAGCTATAGGGTGCCAATCGTCGGGCTCTAGTACCCTAGTGAACGGCCAGTATATGTGCAGTCCCAACCCTGATCGCACTACCCACGGGTTAGGTAGTTTATAGGCTTCTGTAAACGCCTTAACTGCTTTATAACCCTCTACGTAGGTTGTATACGGTTTATCTGGGCCGCAATCTACATCCAGCCACACACTCTTTACACTTTTGGCATTCTCTCCCGTTCGATTCTTCGGGGTTAAGTATGTAGCCAACCCGTAGAAAGCGTCGCCCTTCTCCTTAGCTATGCTCGTAGCTTTGCTAACGAGTGCATCTATAGTGGAGACGAATGTTTGGCTAGGCTTTCCCCCAGATAGTCCTAATACACAGTAGTAACCTTCATCTGCTAGGACTACCTCCAGAAATTTCTTTGCTTTCGCAGTTTCTTTGATGTCCATAGCACCATCCATGTTTGAGAGCTAAAACGGACATCGACATTCGACCTTGCATAAATAAAATGTCCGCATAGCCCTCTGGTTTTAGGTGCTAGTCGTCCCACCCATCAAGTTCCGCCTCGATTTTATTCTTAGCGATTGGGACAGGTGCAATCTTGGCCCGTTTAGTAGGAGTCTCTGAAACTGCCACCGGCTCCGGTGTTGTTTCTGGGTCTCCTGTGTCCTTCGAAGCAATCCATTGCGCGTACTTGGGCGCTTCTACAGCCGTTACAGCGTCTTCCGTCGCTCCCTGCTTACCGCATAGAGCCCATTCGTCAGCCTCTAAAGGTTTAATTGCTCGGAATGTGAGCTTGGGTGTAGCAGAGCTGGGATCGAACTTGATCTCAGTAACCACAGCAGTCACAGGAACCCGCTTCTCAGCTAGTGCCTTAATATACTGCTCGAACGGAAGCTTTTTAGGTTCCCCTTTACCGAATATAGTGGTTGCTGGAAACTGCATAGCGTACACATACCCAGAGAGGTCCCCTTCTAGGACAACTGCGACCCTCCGCGAATACTTGCAGGCCCTTGAAGTTCCACGACCTGACCCCGCGATATTCTTTTCACAGACTGCACAAGACTCAGATTGCTTGGCGGGCACAGTGTCGTGTGGAACCATGCCATCCTCTGACCAACATGCGGGGGGAGTGCCAGCCCCTTCTTCGTACACATCAGCATATAAAGTGCGCTGTACATGGGTAGAGCAGTTAACGATAACTACATTCATAGCACGGTCTTCGCTAACCTTCTTCTCTTCACCATCAATGTACTGGCGGAACACACTACCTTTAATACTGATGCGCTTCCCACCTGTACGGCTC